GGATAAGTGCATAACCATCATTTTCTACTGGTTATACACTTATTATACGAGGATTAATACGATGACATTAAAAGAATTTGGAGAAAATCTTGAAAAGCTAAATGAAGCATATGAACAGTTGAGAAAGAAATATCAGAAACCGGAAATCGGAAAGACAATTGATGTTTCCGGGATTAAGTGGCTGGTACTGGACAAGCTCGAGAAAGGATATCTTGTAATTTCCAATGAGTTTTATGGATGTAGCAGAAAATTTGACAGTGATTGCAACAACTGGAAAAGCAGTGATTTGAGAAATGAGCTTAACACAGATCTTCGCAAAAAGATTGAGAATGAGTTGGGAGTGGATTCACTGGTTGAATTTGAGCGCGATTTACTTTCATTAGATGGTCAGACTGAATACGGCACTTGTAGAGATTTCGTTTCACTCATTTCTGTGGACGAATACCGGAAATATAGAAAGCTTCTTCCAAATACAGAGAGATGGTGGTGGACACTTACACCAGACAGCACACCTTGCAATAATGATGGTAAATGGCTTCGGGTTGTTTCCCCGTCCGGTGGCGTCCGCAACGATAGCTTCAGCGTCAGTCGCGGGGTTCGCCCAGTTTGTATCTTCTCCTCTTCAATCTTTGAATCTGAGGAATAGTACAAATGTCAGATGAAGATTTACTGGTAATTGAAAAAGCGAAAGAACTTGCTAAGCATACTTTAAAAGTAACAAGCAATGCTAATAGGTATCCAAAGAAATTCAGATTTTCATTAGTGGATAAGATGCAAAATAAATCGTTGGAAATCTATGAAATGTTATTTGAAGCCAATAGAACAGATATTAAATATTACAAAAGAGATCGCCTTGAACTGCAAACAAAAGCAATTACATATTGCGATGAGCTCAATTTTTATATAGAAATGTCGTATGCTCTCGGGATTATAAATTCTGCTAGTATGGGAAATTGGTCAAGGATGGTTTCTGATGTAAAATATATGGCTATTGCATGGAGAACCAAGGATAGAAAAAGATAAATACATTTTTAGGTTCGTTTCCGTTAAGCGGTTGTTTCCCCGTCCGGTAACATCAACAACAATAACTACAACAACAGTAACGGGGTTCGCCCATTCTGTATTACAGACAGTCAGAGTAGGCATCAAGCCGAAATCAGAGAAATAGATACAAAAAGGAGACGGACCTTCCTCTCAGAGGTAAATATAAAGGAGTACCAATGGATAAGGATATTGTTACAGATTATGGGAATATGTATCGCGCTTATAAAAAAGCGAGATCTGGTAAAAAATTTCATGGCAGCACTGCAAGATTTTCTAATATAGCTTTAGATGGTATTAATACATTGAAAAAGCAATTAGAAAGAGAGGCGTATACAGTCGATCCGTATAACGAGTTTGAAATATACGAACCCAAACGTAGATTAATTGAATCATGTGCCTTTAAGGATAAAGTAGTGCAACATACACTCTGTGACAATATTCTGCATCCGAAATTAAAAAATGTATTTATCAAATACAATTCCGCCGGACAGGTTGGAAAAGGGACATTATATGCATTAGACGGATTAAAGAGTCACATGGAATCATTCTACAGTAGACATGGTACAAATGGCTGGATATTGAAATGTGATATTAGACATTTCTTTTACGAAATCGACCATGAAATATTGAAAGACATTGTAGATTATTTCTTCCCTGAGCCGTACACAACATGGATTAATCATACATTAATTGATAGCAGAGAAAATCCAGGTCTGCCACTTGGTAATCAGGCTGGACAGGTGTATGCGCTCCTTATGGTTCACCCAGTCGATTGTATGATAACTGGTGAGATTGGAATTACTGAATATGGTCGATACGCGGACGATTTTTACTTGATTCATCAGGACAAGGAATATTTGAAATGGTGCTTGGAGTGTATCCGGGAGCTGTTAAAAAGTCTTGGACTTGAAATGAATGGTAAAACGCAAATCGTGCCATTCAGAAAAGGCATTCGTTTTCTTGGATTTCATCATTATATGACGGCTGATGGAAAATATATTCGGAAATTGACAGGTGAGAACAAACGGAAGAACAAAAAGAAGTTCCGAAGATTAGTTAAAGATGTGAAAGCCGGAAAACTTACGGAAGAAAAATTCTATGAAAAATATAATTCGTGGAGGAACCATGCATCTCACGGAAATTGTATAAAACTTATACACAGCATGGATTTGTATATTGAAAGATTAATGAAAGGAGACAGTGATGAAATATAAAGTTGGAGATAAGGTGAGAGTTATAAGTATCTTAAAAGCCGGTGAAAAATATGGAGATAAGAAGTTTACAAAATGCATGGAGAAATATAGAGGTGAAGTAGTAACAATTTCAAAAGTATACTGCAATAGGTACTGTATCAAAGAGGACTATGAAGGATGGTACTGGACAGACGAAATGTTTGAAGGATTGGCAGAGGATAAATTGACAGCAGAAGAAGCAATTAAAATTCAAGCTGAAATGTGTAGAGGTATCGTGTGTAAAGACTGTGCAATCGACAGACTTAGATATGACTCACATTGCGAATGTGCTGAATATCGTTCAAAGAATCCCGACAAAGTACTTGAAATCATCAAACAGTGGAAGAAAGACCATGAGAAGAAAGAAGTTGAGGTTGAGTTTGCTTGCATTGTTCGAGTGATTGAAGATACAGGCTCAAGGAGAAGATGCGTGTACGAGGAAGATGTCACGGAAGTAAAAGATGAAACATTCAAGATGTCAATGAAAAGGATTTTGGAAGAATACTGTAAGGAGCACGATGGAAAATTCTTTACAGTGTACGAAGAAATCTGCCGAGTAAAGGAGTAGCCGGGAATGATAGTTCAAGACAGGATTGGGGGATGTAAGAGTGAAATTTATAGACTGGTTCGCCGGAATAGGTGGTTTTAGAAGAGGAATGGAACTTGCCGGACATGAATGCGTTGGTTTTTGCGAGTTTGATAAGTTCGCTACAGCAAGTTATATTTCCATGCATCTTCTGACGGACGAACAAAGAAAGAGGCTGGATGAATTACCACAGAAGAAAAGGCAGAAGGAGATTTTAAAAGATGAATACAGAAACGGAGAATGGTATGCAAATGACGTTAGAAGAGTGTGTGCCGATGATATTCCGAAAGCAGACTGTTGGTGTTTTGGATTCCCATGCCAAGACATCTCAGTTGCAGGAAAACAACTTGGATTTCAAGGAAACCGTTCGAGCTTGTTTTTCAGAGTTATGTACCTTATCGGACAGCTCGAAGAAGAAAATAAACCCGCTTACCTTTTCATTGAGAACGTTAAGAATTTGCTTAGTGTTAATGGAGGATGGGATTTCGCCAGACTGCTCATTGAAATGGAGCGGTGTGGGTATGATGCAGAATGGCAAGTGCTCAACTCCAAAGATTTTGGAGTCCCACAAAACAGAGAAAGGTGCTTCATTGTCGGACATCTTAGAGGCAGAGGTTCCGCAGAAGTATTTCCTGTCGAAGGAACAAACAGAGAGAATAGTGTTTCGTTAAAACTGTTTGGATGTATAAATGGAAGAAATTCACAAAGAGACAGGGTTTATGACAGTGTTGGACTTTCACCGACAATAAGTACAAAGCCGGGTGGCAATACAGAACCGAAAATCCCGATTATATTCGATACAAGTTATATCGGACAAGATGGGAAAGCTAGAGAGTATGAGGGGATATGCCAGACATTGACAAGCAGGGATTACAAAGAACCGAGAAGTGTCGCATTCCCTTTATGCGAGATATGTGAAGATGGAACATTGAAAGAAGTTTCAGTTATAGGAAATGTGAATCCATCGGGCGGCGGAATGAATGGAAATGTTTATGATTCCAACGGATTGAACCCAACTTTAACAACAAATAAAGGTGAGTGGAATAAGATCGCAATTCCAGTTCTCACTCCTGATCGCTCCGAGAAAAGACAGAACGGCAGAAGGTTTAAGGAAGATGGGGAGCCGATGTTCACGCTAACAAGTCAAGATAGACATGGTGTAGCAACTAGCGTTCCAGTAAACATGACAAGAAATGTTGTTGAAGAAGAAATTGAAGTTGCACATTGTTTGAACGCAAATGATTCAAGAAAGTTTTTCGGAAAGAATCAAAAAGGAAATGCAGTGATGGTATGTATTGCTGATGAATCTGATGTAACTGTAAAAGTAGCAGAAGCAACAAAACAAGGATATACAGAATGCCGAGTGGGGCATGGAGTAGCCAATACGCTTGATACAAACTGTAATCAAGGAATATTCGTTAAAGTCTCAGATGAATTGGTAGTATATGCGATTTGGTATGAAAAATACCAGTGCTATATCGCAATCAGAAAATTAACTCCAAAAGAATGCTTTAGACTTCAAGGATGGTCAGATGATTACTTTGAAAAAGCGCAATTTATGAACTCGGATAGCCAGTTGTATAAGCAAGCCGGAAACGGTGTAACAGTGAACGTGATTAAGGCTATTGCGGAAAGGATGAGTGTATGAAAATCGAATTAAAAGAGATAGACAAAGACACATTGAAAGTTGGAGATTGGGTTGGAGTTGCAAGAAAAGTGAGCTGTGGATGGAATTCATCATTCCGGCATCAGTTAATTACTCCGGCAAAAATCATTAGAATCACTCCAAAGCGAACAAAGTTCTTCACAGATAAATTCGGAGAACATGACAAAGGAGAAATTTTTTATGAGCCAGATTCAAATGCAGTGGAAGAAAACCATTTAGCCATGTTGTTCGATGGTTTTCAGCGTGGAGTGTATGAGTTAAATGAATTTAAAAGAAAAGAATGGATTGGAATTATTAGTGACAGCGACTTGCTTATAGTCGCAGAGCATATGAAAGCAATTACAGAGATTTTGGAAAAGTATAAAGAGAAGTAAGAACAAACAGTACCTTGACAATTGAATATTGATGGTTGGAATGATATAATTTCCGTATTAAAAAAAGGAGATTGTACATATGGATGAATTATTTAAGTTCTTATCAGAGAAAGTTAATTATGTTGCAGTTATAATTCTGGGATTCATAATCCCTGGGAATGTTTTAATATTTGTTTGGAATCAAGAATTGTATTTTGAAATAGATATAATACGACTACTTGTATTATCGTTCGGAATTGCGTTCATAGTATATGTACCTAATTTTATTCTTATGATTTTACTCATCGCTTTTAAAGCTATTCTAACAGAAGGTGATAAGGAACAAAAGTGTAACGAAGATGAATCGCAAAATCAAAATATAACAGAAGTGATAAGTGCGATAATTGTTCCGATGGTTTTTGAATTTGGAGAAATCGGAGCATATATATACTCAAAAATAGTGTCAAACAATACATCTATAAGTGAATATTGCAAATATATAGGGAAGTATCTCATACAAATGATTGGCGTATTCTTTTTGATTTACATCATTGTTTCTATTGCTTTCCCTTTAATCCTAAAAGTACGGAATAAATTAAAAGAATTCAGTAAGTCATAACGAAATAGAAGACATAAAAGGAAGAAGGAAAATTAATATTTTCTACCAACCATCAATATTCGGTGGTTGGTATTTTTTTACCCATTTTTAAGGAAAAGAGGTGACAAATTGAAGAAAATATTATGCTTAATTCTAATTTGCATTTTCTTGACTGGTTGCTCCAATGATGTTTCAGACAAGAATCGTGAGCCACAAGAAGAAATTACATATACTCACGAAGATGTGGACGCAACTATCACTTACATAGATATGCGGAAATGGTTTGCTACTTGTCCTCGCTGGCAGTGGGAAATATCGGTTGAATATGATGGACTGACTTACGAGGAAGATAGTTTTGCTAGTGGAGCAATGAATAGACCGAGTTTTGCAGACAGTCAAGAGGGTGATTCAGTAAGAGTTCGATTAACGAACAAATATGTGAACGGAGAACTGGCAGACAGGTTTATATCGGAAATTAGATAGGGAGAAAGGAACGAATTATGAGTACATTTGAAGAAAGAATAGAAAAAGCAGTAGCAGATAAATTGAATGACGGAACAGTTGAAGAGCTTGTATCCGATGCCGTAACCAAAGCATTGAAAAGCAGTATCGAAGAACAGTTTAGATGGAGCGGTGAAGCAAAAAAGATTATCGATGAAAAAGTAAAAGAAGTAATGACACCGGCAATCGAAAGAGTAAATCTGGACAAATATACAGTGAAGCTCGATGCAGTTCTCACGGAAATTATTAACAGCACAAATCTGATTGACAACAAAGAAATCTTAGGAAACTTCAAGAGTCTTATGACAGAGCCGGATAAAGATACAATCAGCTTAAAAGAAGTGTTCGAAAAATACAAGGAATATGTCAGCGAGAGCGTTGATACATCCGAACTTGAAGTCTACACAGATGATGAACCGAGATATCAGAATGTGACAGCGGAAGTGACTGTGGATATAAGAAATAACATATTCGGAGGAAGATCTTGTGATTTGGTTTTTAAATGTGAAGAGGACGAGAAGCTTACAAAGAAACTCCATTTGTATGAATTAAAAAGCAATAGATTTAGTATTGTAAGATTTAAAAGTGAACTCGACATCAATTCATTAAGATATGTAGATAAGTTTGATATTTTCATGATGCGGTTAGATCGCGCGTTCTGCGATATCACAGATATTATGGAGATGTACGATGATGATGTTGAGGTTGAAGCTGAGCCGGAAGCATCATGGAACTGATGAAGAAAAGGAGAAATCGCATGAAAGGAAAGAATACACTGACAGATAAGCCTTTTCGGTATGGTGGAATTGAGCGCGACTATACAAAAGATTTCTATGAACTGACAGGAATGAACGAGAAATGCTGGTGTTGTGGAAAGGATATGAAATCTCATGTTCCAGGAATCAAGATCATGCCATACACAGCAACATTCCGTATCACCAAAGGAAAAAATAAAGGACTTTTTGCATTCCGACCGCTCTGTAGGTCATGTGCTTACAGATACGGACGTGGAGTTGTCGAATGTGACGGAAATACATACATGGAACCGGATGAATTTAGTGAAAAGAAATGGAAAGAGGAGCAGTAAATGGGAAAAATCAACAAAGAATTTCAATGGCGTATGCAAGGTATCCTTCACGCCAGAGAAGTTGTGGAAAAAGACGGTATTGAGGGACTTGATAAAGAAATTAAGATGCGTGGTTTTCTGCAAGCACCGTTGGTATACAGCAAAGGTCAGATTGATGGTTGGTGGGATGAATTATCAACAAACCTATACGCCACAATGACAACAGTTGCTGGAATGGTATTGCGAGAGCATTTCGGATTTGGCAAGCAAAGACTACTTAAGTTCAGAAACGAATTTCAGAATATGACCAAAAGTGCGCTGGATCTCGATTACCTTGGAAGTCATTATGTGACGCTTGAGGACTACGCAAATGAGCTGAATGAACAATTTGACATGGGAATCGATGTAAGCCGTGTGAGAAATTGTCAAGGCAGTTATGATGATACCGATGCAAAGTACAGAACTGTAAAGCTGGACAAGGTTCTTGAGGAGCTGAGAGCTGGAGGATTTGAAGATGCAGCGCAATTCTTGGAAAAGAAGGTGGCATAGTGGGGTGCAGGATTAAGTGTGTAGAAAACGAAGACAATCATATGTGTTGCTTGGAATGCCCAGATTTTGATGATTGCCCTGTTCAATGTGAGTTTTTGGATGAATATGAATTTGTAGAGGATTGTCCGGATTATGTAAAGGAGAATGAAGATGACGTCTGAAGACTTTATAAGAGAGCTTAAAGAAGCCATGTTAAAAATAGAGCTACCAAATAAACGCATTTTGTTTATGCATCCGGAAGATATTGCAATACTTGATCTGGACAAGATGAGCAGTAGTTTATATCTTGTTGAAGAAAGAAGATTGGAACATTGTAAAGCGATAGCTATTACAGATGAAAAATTAAAAAGAACTGTATGGGATGCAATCAAAAACAATAAAGTGAAGTATCACAGAGGAAGAGGAAAATGAGAAAAGAATCACTGATTCATAAAATCTTGAGGAAACTCGGATTTATCAAAGACATTGAGGACGATAGGAAAATAAAAATGGAGATGTGCAAAAGAGCAATAAAGGCAAATGTATGTCCTGGAGATTGCGACATTTGCGCATGGGATGTGAAAGGCGGAGTTAGTTATGAGAATCATTAGTCAGAACGGATTACTGGATGTGCCTTATGAATTGATTGCAATTTCCCCGTATTCAGGGAATATGGCAACAATCATTGGAACGTTTCCAGGGAATGACCTCGGCAAAGGAGATAGAATTTATATTTTAGCTGAATATTCCACCGAAGAAAAAGCAATTAAAGCTATGAAGATGTGCAGAGAATATTACGATAGTATATTTTTTGAGCCACAATCAGAAATTTTTCAATTCCCGGCGGAAGAGGAGGTCGAATAAATGCGATATACAGAATATCATGCAGGGAAAGCAGTGATCAAGGACAAGAATAAGCTGTCGGCAGCTATGGAGAAGCTGGCAAGATATGAAGATGCCGAGGAAAAGGACAGGCTTGGTCAGTGGATTCCATGCAGTGAGAGGTTGCCGGAGGATAACACGGATGTAATTGTATGCTTTTACAGCGGAACAGTAACAGAGATGAGATATTGGGGAAATGGAATCTTTCAAGGAATCTATGAACATACGACAAAAGTAATTGTTGCCTGGATGCCGTTGCCGGAACCCTATAAAGGAGAGTGAGAAGATGCGGTTAATTGATGCAGATGCACTGATAGAATTTATAGATGCTGGATATTTACGGCATCAGGGAGAGCTTGCTTTCTCGGAGCTGGATGTAGTTAATATGCTGAATCATGCGCCAACAGTTTATGACGTGGGGAAAGTTGTGAAAGAACTTGAAGATTTGAAGATGAGCTACTTTCTCACGCTGGCAAACACTGGTGATGCGGATAAAGATTGTGCTTATCTTAATACTGCAAATGCTATTGATAGAGCCATTGAAATTGTTAAGCGAGGTGGAAGAGATGATTGAAGTTATAAAAGCAATTTTAATAGCAATTGGGTTTCTTGTAGTTGCGTATATGTTTTCGTTGTTTTTAGCCGATTGTGCGAAAAGTATTGGTGACTGGAGAAAAAAAGGCTGTAAAATCAAGTGTTTATGCAAGCATGAATATGATGTTGAATTTACAGACAGGTCAAATGGTGAAGCATTATTGAAATGCAGAAAATGTGGGAAAATGAAGAGACTCAAAAACTTGAGTCGTGAAGCAATAGATAAGCTTTGGTAGGTGGAAGAGATGAAGAATAAAGAGAAGTATGCAAAAGAGATTTTGGAGATTGCGTGTAGTGGAGGTAGTATTGCCATAATAAAGAAAAGCGGGCATATCGTTCCGTGTAATGGCGCTATATGCAGTCTATGTTTGTTTCGTGGTTATGATTGTGAAGAGAAAACGAGAGAATGGGCTGAATCCGAGTACATCGAAAAGCCGGTAATTAGCAAGAGAGACAGAGCGTTTTTGGAGTATCTTGGTAAAGAACTCAAATATATTGTGAGAGGTAAAAGCGATAATTTGATAGCATACCAAAATAGTGCTGAAAAACGTGAAGATGGATGGGTGTTTGATTCCGGTGCGATTAAATCATTGCAAAAACTCAACATCGACTTCCCAATGGTCAAATGGGAAGATGACAAACCGTGGCTCATCGAGGACTTGAAGAAGTTGGAGGTAGTGGACAGTTATGAGTAAAATTCCAAAAGAAATAGTAGACAAAATCGAACAGAGAAATAAACTCAACGAAGAAATAGAGACATGGTGCAAAGAAAACCTTTATATGGATGGAATGTGCTCGGATTCTGCGGATATTACAGATCATCATACCGGCAATGAGCAAGGAAGTGATGAATGCAAAGAATGGTGCGATCAGTGGACTGGATATTGCGAAGATGATTATTACGGTCATTATTACTGGGAAACAGAGTATCCTGGAAAATATCTGCACATGGAATTTTGGGTTTAAAGTTGGAGGTAGTTGAGGAATATGAGTAGAGAAATACTTTTCAGAGCGAAACATATCCATACAATAAATAGTAACGAGCATCTTAATGGAATATGGGTGTATGGCTATCTTAGTGATAAGGATTATATTTACGATAAAAGCCTTGAGGGTGAATTCCTGGTTGATGAAAATACGATTTGCCGATATGCGAATTTGACTGATTTAAAAGGCGAGGAAATATGGGAAAACGACATTTTGATGTGTCATGGTAATCCGGATGATCTTGTAAAAGCAGTATTCGGAGAGTTTGACGTCATAGAAGTGGAAAGCGAAGAAGTAATAGACAGTGTGATTGGATGGCATTATGAAGTGATTCCAACGGATGAATTAAGTAAATGCGAGCCGTTCTGTTATTCAATGCCACTTACGGACACGTATATCAAGTTAAATGAGATGGAAGTTGTCGGCAACGTATTTGACAACCCGGAATTATTGGAGAAAGCGAAAGGAGATAAATAACAATGGCAAAGATATTTAAGGTAAGTGGATACTTAGTTGATGTTGATGGGGATTTTGATGTAAGTGAAGTCATTGCAGAAATTAGCTTCGGCTTGGACGAGATGATAAATCAGCATATCCATGTGGAAGAAGCTGACATTGGAAAGTGGAACGACGAAAGTCCTTTGAATTACGACAACTGCGACCTTGCAGATTGTGAGAAATACTTCAAGAGAAAAGTTCCAGTAGACAACGATAGAAATGTTATTGCAGGACAGATCTACAAGCATTTCAAAGGACATACAGTTAAAGTTCTCCATATCAGTCAGGATACGGAAGCACCGGGACAGTTTTATGTGGTTTATGAATGTGAGGACGGAGCTATTTGGAGCAGACCTTACGGAATGTTTGTGAGCGAGGTCGACCATGTGAAATATCCAAATGTGAAGCAGAAGTATAGATTTGAGTTAATGGGAGGCGAGAACAATGAGTGACAGTAAATGCCAGCGCCTCGATGCAATATCCGGATATGACCAAATGGCTGAGAAGCCACCAACGGAAGAAGCGAGCAGACGGTTTAGAATGCCAGTATGCTATGGGTTTTTGGAATATCTGGCAAAAAAGAAAAAGGTGCAAAGAGAGGACTGAACAACTTGAATCTCAGTAAAGAGCAACGCAACGGAATGGAAGACCACCATGCGGAAATGGCAGAAAATCCACCTAACCAACATGCATATGAGAAATTCAAGCGCAAAGCGTATCAGAGTGTTAGCGTGGAAGAATATTTGCGAAAGCGCAATTTTGATGTAGAAAAGAAAATATAAAACAATGGGTGAGTGAGCTTTGATAACAAAATAAAAACAGGTACCGGACAAGAATCTTTGGCGAGATCTCCGGTACCCATTCACCTAAGAAGAGTATAGCATAGTTCATCTTCTTAGGCAATTGCTAGGAGGATAAATTATGCAGACACAGAAAGAAATTGTAAGAGATAGCGTATTATCAGCTATGAGACCATATCTGAATGCAGTCACTATGGATATTCTGAATCAAGCGATTGTAAGCGCAATGGCTCATGTTGATGTTGTGGAGACAGAGACATTACCGGCAACAAATGAGAATACGAATGATTATATATTAAATGTTTATATGACAAAGAAAGTCCCGAAGCTGAGCAGGCAGACAGCAAAATACTATCTGGAGACTATCAGACATTTTATTCAGTTTACGAATAAATCTTTGCTGGATATAAATGATATGGATGTAGAATTATACTTACAGTGGTATCATGCAACTGGATTTCGTGGAATCGGTAACATTGCATCAACCGTGAATAACGAAAGACGTAACCTGTCAGCATTCTTCACCTGGATGCGAAAGCAGAAGATGATAAATGAAAATCCAGTAGACGGAGTAGAACCATTTGCTGAAATTGAAAAGCCAATTGAATTTCTAGCCGATTGGGAAATGGAAGCTTTGCGTGATGCATGTAGGACCGAGGTGAACGGAGTAACTAATTTCAAGGAATATCGTGAGCATTTGAGAGATAGAGCTGTATTAGAATTCTTTCGCAGCACTGCTATTCGTGTTTCTGAGTGCGTTCCAATCAATAGACAGGACATTGACTGGCAAAAGGGCGAAATCCTCATTTACGGGCAGAAAACACGCGCATACAGAACCGTGTGTTTGGACGATGTAGCAAAGTATCATTTGAAAAAATATTTGGATAGTAGAAAAGACGATAATCCGGCATTATTCGTAGCAACTAAAGGAGATCATAAGAGACTTGCTAAGAGTGGACTGGAATATGTGATTCGTACAATTGGAGAGAAGTCAATCCTGGACAGGCGAATCTATCCACATCTATTCCGTAAAACTACAGCAACGAATATGGTCCGCCGTGGTTGCCCGCGTGACTTGGTCGCATTCTATCTTGGACATAAGAACGGGAACACAAAGACACTTAATACGCATTACGCAGCTACGGATCCAGCACAGGTCATTCAAGCATTTCGGAAATATGGAGCAGTTGCGTAAAAATTTCTGAAAAAAATCTAGAATCGGCGCGTTTTTAGGGCGCGTTTTTAGGACAAATTTTTGAGCCGAAATTTTTCGTCAAAAAAAGATGTCACCCCAAAATAAAAAAGGTCAAAAATCTGGACGCTGGAAAAATTGTTCATTCTAGCGTCCTTTTTCTGACAATTCTGTTCGGGTGTATGGTGTATAGAATAGCTCTGTACGCGTCTATTCCTGTCCGTATTGGCTTGTAATCGCGCAAAGCATAATTCTATTGAGTACGCGTAAAAACGTCTTAAAATCGAATATATACGTTTGTATCATAGCACTAATATTTCTGCCTGTAAATAGCTTATTATGAAAGCACTAAAAGCCGGAACGCGTCCGGCTAAATGCCATATATTTTCTTGTTTCTAGAAGTCAAAGAATTGTAAAATTTTTCTGCTTCATCCTCAGTTTTAAAAATTCTTGAGAACTCCGAAGAGTTCCCGAACCAATCTACACGCCACATATTAACGCCACCTTTCGATTTTTGTTAAAAATATGATTTTCATAGCATACTTTTTTCAAGTATTCTATTTTTCTTCGGATTCCTCCGCCTAAATCCATAGCGTAGAGCATCACGTTTACCGGGACGCAATCTAATAATTTTTCGTATTGCTGAGACTCCGGCATAGAGTCAAGCCATTTTTCCCAGTTTTCGTGCATTGCGTCTGCGTCATGCTCGATTCTTAAAAGTGCGCTACCCGGAATATCTGCGGAATTAGCATACCATGTAATTTTTCCGCAGTTCGCAATATGTGCAATTGTTTTATAGTCTCCATTTTCTTCTACCGCCTTGTTGCATACAGTGATCCCATTTCCAAGACATCCCATGAATAATTCAAATTTTTTCATTTTCCCTCTTTCTTCCCTTATCCCTGGGAGCTAGGACGTAAAACCGCTCCGGGGCAATGCTCCCCGGTACGCTGTCAGCGGTGATTATGCGTAGATTGTATGTAAATTTTTGAAGCGCCACATTGCAATAGCAAGACTTTTCGGGCTGCGGATAATATAGCCATTGATTGCGCTGTGGTGTTTGTCACTTTTCTTGAATTCATATAAACGGCTTTCCACTTCATTCATTTTTATCATGTGTATTTCTATTTCTTCATTTTCCGCAATTTTCCGGCCGTTGTATTTTTCGTTATTAAATACCTTTTCTGCTATTGGAATAAGCGGAGCTGATACATCATCAAAAATTCCATACGCATATTCGCAATGTACGTATATGTTGCAACCTGCCAGGATTTCCATTGATCTCTGGTCATAGTCCACTTTACTATATTTTCTTGTGATGCTTTCAACGTCCGTTTCTCTGATAAGCGGATTTTTGATGGTAATATTGACGGATGTATCATATAGCGCATCGCGAACCCTTACAGATACGTCTTTACTTGTGACTCCATGTTCTTTCAGGTCTTTTCTAATTGCCTGTGATAACTCTCTATTTGTCATGGTTCTTTTCTCCTTTCGTGCCCTGTCTCATCGGTGCAGGTAGGGCAGTTCCTACAGACGCCCGGAGGCGTTTCGACTATCTATATTCGTGTGTCTCGCCTTGCCATGTAATCCGGCAAGATGTATCCGGTTCAGCTGTGTGAATCATGTATGAGCGAGTAGCCCAGCTGCTAAGCTCTGCCACGAACAAGATTATAATTATCATTTTCTTCATGTTCGTTTCCTCCTTTATAACATCTCTACCAGTGCGATTACCTGAGCTTCTGTCAAGTGGTCAATTACTGTGTTCCCGTTTCTGTCTGCTAGTTCGTATTCATTTGGGATAGTTTCGAATCCGTCAAACTGGTTTGATAAGTAGTAACCTTTTTCATATAACTTTCTTTCTGCTTCTTTCATTTCTATATCCTCCTGTGAGTGATTTGTTATCTCGTTTCTATGGTTATAATATATCACTAATATTTGTGATTGTCAATATAAGAATCACAAATATTTGAGAATATTTTAAATTGACTTTTCTCTATTTGCAGAGTACAATAATATAAATAAAATTAGTGAGGTGAAAAAATGTTAGAATATAAACTTGACATTATAAAGGAACTAGATAAAGTTGGTATAAATACTACAGTTGCAAAGAAAACGGGTATATTCGGACAGGCTACAATGAAGAAATTCAAGGAAAAAGATACATCTATCTCATTAGATAATCTTAATAGATTATGTGCAGTATTAGAAATGCAACCGAGGGACATAATTAAATATGTGGAAACGGAAGAGGATAGAGAAAAAATAATCTCTAAAATAAGTGATTAAGCAGTTGACAAATCACAAATAATAGTGATATAATAATACTTGTAAGGAACAAGCTTACAAGTTACCAGTGGCAAGCTGGAGAAAGGAGAACACATGGAACAAATGGGAATGACAGATAAACAATTCAACGGGTTCATAAGATTTCTAATTGACGACTTGAAAGAAGCCAAGGAAGAGGAAGACACAGAAAAGAAAAACGCAAGGATCCAGAAGATACTGGAAAACCTCCAGAGCACTCTGGAAGATTAAAAAAAGAGCCGTATAACAACAGCTCAGGAACACAAGAGAGGGCGGAACTTGCCACCGCTCTCAAGTAAATTGATTATAGCAGATTTCCGAAAAGGAGGCAAGATATAACAACGTGATAGATATTAAAAATATTCAAGAATATTGCAAAAATGATATGCTATTATTTTCGAATCATGCACTCGAACGAATTCGACAAAGAGGAATAAAAATAAAAGATATTGAATCATGTATAATGTCAGGAGAAATAATAGAACAGTATCCGGATGATTTCCCGTTCCCTAGCTGCTTGATATTTGGGGCGTGTGTAAGTGGGAAAATACTTCATGTTGTGGCAAGTGACGAAGGAACAGCAAGCCGGATTATTACGGCTTATTTTCCAAACTTAGACAAATTCGAAAATGATTTGAAAACTAGAAAGGGGCGTTGATTATGAAATGTGTTAGTTGTAAAGAAAGCGAAATGAAGAAAGACAAAAGCGCGTATTTTGCCGATCTAGGGGCGTGCTATGTTATTATCGAAAATGTTCCGTGTTATAAGTGTGAAAAGTGCGGAGAGGTATTCTATACTGCTTCAGTAGCTGAGCGATTGGAGGAAATCATTGAACACGTGCAAACCGTAGCAAGTAAGATTTTTATTTGCGATTATGCAAATGCGGCATAAATTCCAGAACTAAAAAAATAGAATTAAGACAGTCAAACGGCTGTCTTTTTCTGTGCCTGAATTCAAGTAAAACCCGTGTAACGTTACAATAACGCTACGTAACGCAATAGAATAAGAAAGAGAATAAGAAAAAGAATATATATAATATATACGTGCATTTTCCTGCCGGAATGCACAAGAATGTGTACAAAAAAGATGTGTAAATGATTATTGACAACCACAATAAATTGCACTAGAATATTAATCAAGCAAGTAAATAGGCAGTATATAGCCAACCTTTAATATATACTTTCTTGGTAGTCCTTAGTGACCGTGACCCGTATAGCAGAATTGCGAAACTGCAACGGGCGCGGTCTTTTTTATTTTATCATTGGCTGGAGGTGATCAGGATGCAGAAGATAGAACGCGTAGAAGGGCAAGAACTAAATACTACAGAGCAAAGAACAGAAGTTTATACTGACAGCATACAAGAATCTATAGCTAACTACTGCATAGATCACGATATAGAGATTAAAGATATATATACATTCGACCAGCAAAGATGGAATAGTGTATTGTTATATATTTACAGACAAGTATTTAAACCATGTAAGAAAGATGGAGTAACTAGAAGATATAACGAGAAAAGTAATATAGATTACAGCAATAAAGAGTTATTAGAAAATGTATGTAATATATATATCTCTATGTGTTATGAGTATAGCAAGGAAGTATCTGTATTAGGGTTTAGTAAGATGACTGGAATAACACTAGATACGTTATATCAATGGCTTAACAACCCGGAAATTGAACGCGGCTCGTCTGAGATAGTCAAAAATTTGCAGGTCGAGAGAGAGGAGTCTTTAAGCAACAAATTAGCATCTGGAAAAGGTAATCCGGTAGGCATTCTAGGCATCCTGAACAGGCATTATGGTTGGAATATGGGACAGCCAAGAGGGCAGACAGCCCAACAAAAAGCGCCAGACCTTCCGGGCATGGCTCAAAAGTATCTTGACAATGGAAACCAAGTAGAAAAAGCTATTGACGTACAAGCTCTTCCAAAGGTTGATTTTTAATACAATTTATTTAGATTTCTGATAATTCGATTTGTAAATGATATTCGAACTACATGTTGTACAAGATAACTTAGCATACACAAGATATTGATTTTATGTGTATGCAAAACAAGAGTTTGTAGTATAGATACATATGTTCGATACCCAGTGATTTACCCGGGGCGGGGGTTCTGTGTAAAAGGTCCCCGGGGCGTAACCTCACCCCCTCAAGCAAATTTTTTTTCAAAAAGGAGCATCGCAATGTATGCAGGAATCAAACCAATTATTCCAACCTATGTCGTTCAAATAACAAGCGATTGCGCTTATTACGTAGAAGCAAGTAGATGTACAGTTGATGTAGAACACGGAGTTATATTGTTTTACAAAAATGATTCAGTACAAGCAATGTTTCAGCTTGAAAATATAGGTTCTTTTTGGAGGGTGATTTAATTGATTTTTGAATATCTGTAGGAGTGAATCACGTGAATACGATTATTTGTTTGACGGAAACGCCAGTGTGGCATCAAGGTTACATAAAACATCATTTACGGAATCCCGGCATTAATATAACTGGAAGCTTTAAAGGGAATCGGTTGGTTGTTAATGATATCTACGAAATCCTCTTTATAAATCCGGTTGGCATTTATTCAGATGCTGAGCTTTTTGCGAACTGCATCTTGGATTTGACAGATGGGAAATGCAGTGAAGATGTAAATAGCTTTATAGAGCAGAAAATCCACTGTAATTATTTCCTGTTCACTGAGATTGATGAATTGATTGGATTGTTGCGAGGTTAGATGCTTTGGATAAAACGAACAAGATTAAAACAATTGAATGGGATAAGGTTTCTTGTTGTGAGAATTGTGGCAACAAAGAATACTACGAGAGTTCTGAAATGGGAATTTCACATAGACGATTTAGGCTTTGCACGAAATGTATGAACGAACTTCTTTCATCGGCAACTCCAATACTGTTGAATGAATTTTTGAAGAAGCAGAAAGGCGAAGAAAATGGTTAAGACAGTAAATATTCTTGGAACGGAATACAGAATTGAAGTTCATAAACGATCAGAAGATGAATTTATGAGAAAGAACGGCGCTGATGGATATTGTTCAGCTGACGGAAAGCTTATAGTAATCGCTGATACTTCTGAAAAAGAATCGTTCCCAGATATGACCGATATTGAGCAGTCTGCATATCGAAAGAGATTGCTGCGACATGAAATTACACATGCATTTTTGGACGAATCTGGATTGCAACATTGTTCCAGTGTTCCGATGGGTGCATGGGCAAGACATGAAGAAATGGTTGACTGGTTCGCAATTCAGTTTCCGAAGATGATAAAAGCATTTAATAGCGTGAACGCACTTTAAGGGAACGGGTAATGAGTGAGAAAGATAAGAGAAGATATGCGTGTGGCGTTTTTCCACCTGTAGGCAATATTTATATCCAACAAGATTCAGATTTAATCATTGATGATATGGTTGAAGAATTGAGAGCAATACCAACTTCAATGCTAAAACAGAAAATGAGAAACATAGACAACTTATTGGACGCATCTACGGTTTTCTATGGAACGTTTGGAACATTTAATGTAAACACTTTGCCATGTTACACGATTGGTTCAAATAACTGGCGCAAGCTTCACGGATTGCCGGTGAGGAGGAAGAAATGTTTAAGAAAATAAAACAACTGTTCTGTGACCATAGAAAAGTGGTTTATTATGGAGCAGACTTGGTTCGTCAAGATGACGGTTATTGGGTAACAGCTCACAAATGGAAATGCAAGAAATGTGGAAAGGTGATTAGGAATGAGACAACTTAGAAATTTACTCGCTTGGATTTGTTTGATTAGCGCATCGATTATGGGCTTATATAACGGCGTCTACAAAATGTTATATCTTGCGATTATTAATGCCTGCACGCTTTATGATGCTGGCGCCTTAAGCGTAACGATAATTGCAAAGACGGTGATTAGCTGTTTGTGTTCGCCGGTTATTATTTGCTGTTGGGCGTTCATTGGACTTATGTTATTTGCCGTTATCAGCGAATACGATTAGTCAGCAAAGACTATAAAACCTAGTGCAACGCACGGCACGATAAATATTGTTGCTAACCGTCAGATGGCGGTTAAGTCAATGTAGCTCATTGGAAAGAGCGGTCAGAAGCGCGCGACAACAAGGCTGACAGGAAATGGTTCGATTCCATTCTTTGGCATTCTGTGAAATTCAACCCAGTATCTTTGTGGAGATATTGACAGTCACAGGCTGTAGCCGAACGTGAGCACAGTAGTGTGTATACGCATGAAAAATCACGGAACCTGTTTTATGAGAGGTGATAGTTCAGCAAAAACGCACCTCTGGCATTGGTGGATATGCAAGCGGACAAAGCAAGCTGACTGTAAATCAGTCCCTTTGGGTTCGTGAGTTCGTATCTCACTCCACCAACTTCATTTACTCGGAACCACACCTTCAGGCAGGCGAAGGGTTGAATTTGTGAGCTGAGTATCTAAGAATTGCGCCATCACATGCCGTATTCCCATAATGGTATTGGAGCTGGTTGCTAACCAGTCAGTCGGAAACGACTTGGAGGTTCGAATCCTTCATACGGCGCTTCAGCCGAGTGGAACGGATAACCACATATGGCTCATATCCATAGAATAACGGGTTCGACTCCCGTGGCTGAAATTTCTACCGATTACGACCGGTTGAGGTCTGCAAGTATAAAACCGGTAAAAACTTATTTGTTGGAGATAAGAGCGAATTCAGTGATTGCAGTAGCCTGGATACAACAAATTGTCGTGCTGGAAGTAATAAGGAATGACTGCTGAGCGGTCTGAGGTAGTTTTAAGGCGCGAGGTATGCTGCGTATCAATTGACTTTGGAACGGATTGCAACCAATAGTAAGCCTTGAGCTTGGGCTTGTGGGTGCAAATCCTACACACAGCAATTGCAGATGAGTGGAACGGATAACCACGCTTGCCTCCTAAGCAAGAAATAACAGGTTCGACTCCTGTATCTGCTATTCGCACGTTTGTGCAGGTACGTGCGATATGGAATCCCCTTTCGTTTGTGCGGGTTTGTTGGTTTCTTCCCGCACACATGCTATCATAGCTCAATTGGATAGAGCAGTTGATTACGAATCAGCAGGTTCCCGGTTCGAATCCGGGCGGTAGCTTTATTGGGTAATAGCTCAATGGCAGAGCATCAGACTTTGACTCTGATAGTTTGGGTTCGATTCCCAATTACCCCGTAGGTCGATAGTTTAATTGGCAAAACAACGGTCTCCAAAACCGTAATTATAGGTTCGATTCCTATTCGGTCTGTTTAAACATGATTAACTCAGTGAAGATGGATTTTTCAGTCCTGCTGAGATGTGATGGCAATGAGATAGGTTAATTCGGGATACTGGATTAGCTGATTCTTTCCAGCAGAAGTGATTCTGTCGGCGGAGACGAACATCGTCAACAATGCCTTGCAGTGTATCATCATAGAGAAGTCAAATGCAGAATCCTTGTGGTCGGCGTAGAATAGACGCTTGCAGTGCAAGAATAATCCGGTGATGTGAAGATGGTGTGAGAGACCACAGACTAGCTGGAAATCTCAAATAAGCTGATTTGCCTTGAATCTGAGAAATCAGAGTATAACACAAGAAATTCGTTAAAGTAGCGGTATGGCAAGTTCTTCAATAAGCAGTTTTTCGATGTTAGCATATGAAATAAGGAATGCAAGTAGAAAAAACATGATCTGAAAGAACCGTGAAATTTATGGGTATCAATCCCATGTGTGCTTTGACCGCGGTAAGAAGCCAAGGGTCGCACCCGAACGCTCAGACTTATCGTCACACTGGCAGAATATGACTGTATCTTGATGAATAAGGGGAAGCCCTAGTCATGTTTTTAATTTAGAGTTTTAGTTGCGGTATCTCTAGTAAAAAAGAAAGCGAGGTGAACGTCTCGCTCCTTTCAAAATCAATATCTTTTTACTCAACCATAGATATTGTGTTCCGCATAAAGAACCGTAACAGTGAGTGGACTACACGCCAACGCAGTCCGCTCAGCTTATTGGCATGTAGCTCAGTGGTAGAGCAACTGGCTAATATCCAGTGTGTCGCAGGTTCAATTCCTGCCTTGCCGATTTAGGAGTGTGATGAAATGAAAGTGTATGTAATTACGGCTGGAGAATATTCTGATTATTGCATTCAAGCAGTTACATTAAATAGAGAAAAAGCAGAGCTGATATGTGCAATAAACAATAGGAATATTCGATACAGTGAAGACCAGTCCAAAATTGAAGAGTACGATACTGACGAAATTCAATGTGAGTCTATCGGAGATGTTGGGATATGCTACACGGCAAAGTTCGATTACAAGGCATTGGAGAATGTATATTGGGGAGAACCATTTTATTCATTCGCAAGAAATGAAATTAAAAGAGAACTTTTGGGCCATGGGTACGGAATTTTAATAACTGCCACATTCCCAAAAGATATGTCTCAAGAAAAAGCAAGAAAAATCATGAAAGATAGAGTAGCGAAATGGAAAGCGGAGCGAGAGGGCTTGTAGAAAGGAGAACAAACGATGACATTTAAAGAAGCATTTGAAGCAATGAAACATGGGGCAAAGGTAAAACTTCCATCATGGGCCGGATATTGGTTTTGGTGTATTCCGGCACAGTCAATTTTGATGCATACGAAAGATGGTAAGGACATTGATGTCCGTAGCACTGAGTGTGTAGATTATACATTTACCAATATTTGTTCCGATGAATGGATTTTTGCGGATGACACGAACTGTCCAGCACTTGGTGGCATGAATACATTTTCATTTCACGAAGCTATGAAGCAGGTGAAGAATAAGAAACGTGTAAGACGATTGACGTTTGAGCCAGACATGTTCTTACAACTTGCACTCGCCACTTTCAGAGCTTGCCTTGATGGTGAAAGGGAAGACAAATTTAATAGCGAGGAATACTCAATCGTAAAAGCATGTGAATCTAAAAATAATTCTTATTGCACAAAATGTGAGCAGTATGTTCCGACACAAGCGGATATGCTTGCAGAAGATTGGGTATTTGCGGAGTAAAGCATATGAAGACTATATTTAAGAATGTAAAAGCAACTGTAGAGATTACAGGACAAGAAGTAGCCGGAAATTTGCAATATGAAGAAATAGGGATATGTGGAGGCTTACTCGTAGAAACAAAGTATAATTTGATTTTTAGAAGCAATGAACGCATAAGAAAATTTGCTGGATTTTCAAAAGTTACTTTAGACAATGGGTATGAATTCATTGGATATTGCGGTGTATATACGCTAATTGCAAGAGATTGTATCAATGAATTACCAGAAAGGAAAAATGATATGAAAGCAATGTTAAGTCAGCCAATGGCTGGAAAGACAGACGAAGAAATCGTAGCAACAAGAGAGAAAGCAATTAAGGTTCTTGAAGAAAAAAATATATGAGATTGTGCATACTCTTTTCACAGATGAATGGTACAGCAATGAATCTATGAAAGAACGTGGAGTAGTTCAGATTCCATTGTGTTTTCTTGCTAAGTCCTTAGAGAATATGTCTCTGTGCCATGCAGCGTACTTCTGTAAAGGTTGGGAGAATGCAAGAGGATGTAAGATTGAACATGATGCTGCGGTTGCTTATGGTTTGGATATTATTTATGAGGAGGATTAATCATGATTATCACAGGAATGGATCACTTTCAGAGTGTATGTAAAAAGAAACTTGTTGAATTGTATCAGAAGAACAGACCGGAGACGCCAATCGATTTGAGCAATGTATTTATTGTGTGGAGCTGTAAGACTTTGCATCATTTTAAATGTCTCGCATCGACCTCGATAAGCGGAGACGGTGTTTATGCTGAGTATACATACAATGGCATAAAAGAGGAATTGTATGGAGATGTGTACGGAAAGATTACAAACACCTGTTATACAGAGGAATAATATGATTGTTAATGGTTGGTATTACTGTCCGGCTGGTCATAAGACTGGGCAGCGGATAGAGAAAAATTCCAATATTGAAAATACGCCGATATGGTGTAAGCACTGTAAGAAAGCGTATTATCCAGTGATTAAGAATGGAAAGATAAAACAATGAGTACATATAAAACGTTTAATCTGTACCTAGAAGAATATTGTGATAGGTGCGGAGATTTTGAAGCAGCTGTTGAAAAGATGGATGCTAGCTCATTCGGAGAAAAAATGTATATTACAGATATTCGTTGTAAAAATGCGGACAGATGCAGAAGAATGTATGAACATATTGTTCAGCAATCGAAGACAGGAAGGTAAAGGAGGTTGTGGAATGACAATAGGTGGTTGGATTTTATTTGGAACAATTGCATTAGTTATTTTGATTTTTGCAGCAATTATTGCATGGTATTGGTTTGATGAAGGTGGCGGTCCTATTTCGTGGATTGTTTCAATCGGAATTGCTGCTGTACTATGTATTGGAGCATTTGTAGGTATGAATGCGTATTACAACAATACTGAAAGCGGGAAAAGAGCATTAAAGTCTCAAGAATCAAATTTTAATTTAGGAATTGAAAGAACTGTGACGATTTATGATGTTAACGGAAAAGTCATAAAGCAATATGAGGGTAAATTTGATGTTGAATACGATGATGACAGAATATTATTTGATGATGAAAATGGTAAGCGTCATGTAGTATATTACACGACAGGAACAGTCGCTATTGATGAAAAATAATTAGTGCCAGAGCCTAAGAGCCAGAGCTGATATTTGTGAGAAATTGCAGATATTGGCTCTTTTTATTTAAGGAGTATTAAGAGGATAACAGAAAGAAACAGGAAGATTATAAATGCAATAAAGAAAAAGCCAGTGTGCTGTGAAACTCTGAGCGATCTTTTTGATATGGCAAGAGCTGTATACAATGAAGATAATTCAGAGCTTACTTATTGCTTAAAAATCACTGAATATATCAAGAAAGTTATTCCTTGTTTGCCAAAATCTAATTCATTAAACGCTCTGTACTGGAAAGTCCTGTTATGGGAAGCTCCAAACCGATTTGAAAGTTTCTTGCTGTATATGGAAAAGAACAGACCATACAAGAAGAAATTTTACGAGCCTAGAATGAATCCGCTTAGCATTGTTGCTCAAGACTTGCAGGACTTGGAAGATGGCAAATATGACTTCTATGGATTGTCTATGCCACCCCGTGTAGGTAAGAGTACGATTTGTATTTTCTTCTATGCGTGGATAATCGGTAAGCGCCCGTCAAGCCATAATGCCATGAGTGGGCACAGCGGTATTCTTGCAGATAGATTCCATAATGACTTAATCAAATTGACAGAGAATGAAGAGTATACATTCCATGAAATTTTCCCAGATGTTCAGCTCGTAAGCAAATCATCAGAAAAAAATGAATTGTACTATGATGCGGTAGAAAGTTTTGCAACTACAACTTGCCGTGGTATTGATGGTACATGGACTGGTGCCGTAGATATTAGCGAAGATGGTTATCTCTATGTAGATGACTTGGTGCGTGACCGTAAAGAATCACTAAGCCTAAGACGATTAGACGGACGATATCAAGATTATCTGAATATCCTGGTCGACCGTAAAAATGATGGTTCAAAAGAGTTGATGGTTGGTACACGCTGGAATGTTGCTGACCCATTAGGAAGAATCGAGAAGCAGTACAAGGATAATCCGAGATACAAATTCAGAAAACTTCCTGCACTTAATGAAAAAGGCGAATCCAACTTTAATTATCCGATAAAAGGATTTTCAACGAAATACTATCATAATATGCGTGACAGACTCGATAAAAATGAGTGGATGGCTAAATTTATGCAGACTCCATTTGTTCGTGAAGGGCTATTGTTCCCAGCAGACGGATTAAGATATTACAATGGCATACTGCCGGAAGGTGACCATCGTGTTGTTGGAGCTTGTGATGTCGCATGGGGCGGTGGAGATAGCTTGTCAATGCCTATTGGTTACGAATATCCAAACGGAGATGTCTATATCCCATCATGGATATTCAATAAAGGTCCGAAAGAAGTTACGATTCCACTTGTTACTGGAAAAATCATAGGAGAACGACTTACAGAAATACAATTCGAAGCTAACAATGGTGGTGATATGTATTCCGATAAGGTAAGTTCAGAACTGGGAAAACATAATTACCACTGTAGTTGCTCTTACAAAAAAGCTCCAGGAAACATGGAAAAAATGACGAAGATGGTTGCGTATTCTGGTGATGTAAAGAAACATTTTATATTTTTAGACCCTGAGCATCAAGACCAAGAATACAGTGACGCAATGGACGAGCTGAACATGACCGTACAGATTGGGGATAACGAACATGACGATGCCGGAGATGGAATTACTCAGTTAGCAATGAAAATCTATGGAGAAATAGGCGGACCGGCAGAAATTTATTCAAGTCCAGTTTAAGGAGGAATGAAATGAAAATTACAAGAAAAGATATTGCAAACTATAAATTGTTAAAAGTCCTTCTTGAAAAGGACCAGAAGAAACTTGAAAGGTATGTGGCGAATCAGCCATCTGCATATTCTGGAAAGGTATATGGTTCTAATCCAGGATTTCCATATCAACCGAGAGGATTCACAGTTACCGGATGCTCAGATTTTGAAATAGCGCAATTGAAAGACTGGGAGCAGAAATGCCGTGAGATGGAAGTTAAGATTCAAGATGACATTCGCAGATTGAATGAATTGGAACTGGCTATTGACACAATGATTGCGAACGCGAAAGATGTTGAGGATAAAGCAATCCTGGAATATACGAAAGACGGGTTGTCACAGTATGAAATTGCAGATATCTTATGCATGGAACGCTCCACGGTATCGAAAAGGCTTTCAAAATATGTGTCACAGTGAGGTTTCACACAATTCACATTTTAGAGTGCTATAATTATAATCGAAGAACTTGTAATTCGTTTCAAAAGTCTCCTTAAAGGGCGCTATGTGTTAATTCATGTAGCGCTTTTTATTTTTGCGTAAAGGAAGGTGAATTCGGTGTCTGAGAGTAACAACAATGAAGAATTTGTATATCCGGAACTAACTGGCAGGCGCCGGATTTATTCAGACGTTGATAAGATAACAGAAGAAAACATTTTTGAGGTTTTGCAAAAAGCAATGATTATTCATATGCAGAATTCCAATGAAATGGTTTTTCTTATGAGATATGAGAAAGGCATTCAGCCACTTGTAAGAAAGAAAACGATTCGTAAGGAAGTTGATATTAGAGTGCAAGATAACCTTGCGAGTCAAATTACGGAATTTAAGCTTGGATATGTTTGGGGACAGCCGATTACATATGTCCAACGTGGAAATAAAGATTTTAGAAAATCTACGGATAATCAGAATAACTTGCAGGACGATGGTATTTCCATGCTGAATGAGCTGAATGATTCTGAATACGCATTTTCCAAAGACCAAGAGCTTGGAAGATATGTTGAAATTAACGGCATTGGTTACCAATTTGTTGACATTAAAAAGTCATATGATGGACTTGCACCGTTTGACCTTGTGACGCTGAATCCTTTGTTTACATTCTGCATCTACAGAAACTCAGCGCTTCAAGAGAAGCTGGCAGGTGTCACTTTCCGGAGAACGGAAGATGGAACAACTTATTATACCGTGTTCACTCCGGACAGGAGATATGAAATCCGCGATATGCGCGAAGTAATCAATGGTGACAAGGTGAAAGAGCCGTGGTCATTCATGCAGAGAAGCGGTGAAAAGAATCCATTCAAGAAAATTCCAATCGTAGAATTTAATCGCGCTACGGACAGGACGGGTTGCTTTGAACGTCAGATTTCAGATATGAATGCGCTAAACGTTGAAGTTTCTGATTTTGCAAATAGTGTAGCACAAACCACGCAAGAAGTTTTCTTTGGAACTGGATTTGAGCTACCAAAAGATGGTAGCGGAAAGACGCAATCGCCTGTAGGTGGACAATGGATTGTTGCGAAGCAGACTGGCAACGGTGGGACTCCAACATTGAAAGCAATTTCCAGTACATTTGATTATCAAGGAGTGCAGGAAAATATTGTAAGCAAGCGAAACACAATTTTACAGAAAGCTTATGTGCCGATTCAGACGGATCCGGGTGGTGGTTCGACTGGCTCAGCTATGAATATGTCCTCAGGATGGAGTGCTGCGGAAAATAGTGCTTGCAAGGAAGAACAGATTTTACGCCGTGGAAAAGCAGAGATCGTTGAGCTTGAGATGATTGCAATTAAGAGCACGAATGACATTCCATTCGATAGTCCACTTCGTTCACTGGAATTTTCGGATATCAAGCCGAAATTTATTCGTAATAAGACCTATGACCTTGCTACAAAGGTTAATTCGATGGTTGCAATGATTAAAGCTGGCGTAAATGGTCGTGTGGCAATGGAACAGGTTGATTTGTTCCCTGATGTAGCTCAGGCGTGGGCTGACAGTAAGAAAACGATTGAAGAGTTTCAGAAATCGTTAATTCAGAAGAGTGTTCCGCAAACAGAATCAAAGAGAGAAATGCCTGACTTATCTGATCAGACAGGAAACTCGCCGATTCTTGATGGAATGAAGACAGGTGATGATGATGTTCACGAATCTTAGTTTTGATGAATTGAATGCGCTTGTGAAAAATGAGCGCAGTATGTCATTCAAGAAGTATTTTGGAGAAATGAATCTTCCGGAAGAAGAAAAGTCTAAAAGGATTCAGATGGCAGAAGAACTGGAAGAAAATTTCATTGTCACAATGACGCTTCTGTTTACAATGACTCAAGCGAATAAAATTAATTATGAGCTTATCAGAAAGCAGATTGAAGATTCTTATTTGGAAACGCTTAGAAAGTATACGAGCGTGGATAAGTACTTAGAAACATACATCAAGAGCTTTTCCTATGATGTCATAGACAGCACGAAAAGCCATAAGAATGAGCCTTACTACTATTCCTTGGATAGAGCAAAGTTCATGGCTGAAAACGAAGTAAATACGGCAATAAACCACGCTAGATATATGGAAGCGGTGAATGCCAGAAAGACAATGAAGCGGTGGAAATCAATCATTGATGAAGTCACTAGAAAAGACCACATCGAGGTAAATGGAAAGTATATTCCGATTGGACAGGCTTTCCGTGTTGGTTATTCGTGGATGATGCATGCCAAAGATACCTCGTTGGGTGCATCTGCAAATCAAATCGTGAATTGTAGATGCGTAACAATTTATTTATAGAAATTACAGTCACAGAAATGTGGCTGTTTTATTTTGGCACAGAGAAGTGCCTTATCAAACGCGAAAGACAGAGAAGTCTATAATCGCGAAATGTAACTATGAGAGAGAACTCTAAACGCGAAGAAAGGAACGTGTAAATTATGGATGACAACAAAAACCTTGAAGGACAGGCACAGCAGAACCAGGAGCCGGATAATAAGCCGGAAGAGAAAGAACCTACTGTAGAAGAGCTTATGGCGCAGTTAGCACAGGAAAGAGCCAACAATGCAAAACTAAAAAACAGTTTTGACAAGACATCATCTGAACTTGCTAACGCAAAGAAGCAGTTGAGAGAAAAGCAGTCTGCTGAAGAACAGGAAGAGGAAGCTAAAAAAGAAGCTGAGGAAGAGCATAAGAAGTATGTCAAAGGGCTGGAAGATACGATTAGGATGACCAATGCCACAAATCGTTATCTCGCTATTGGAATGTCAGCTGAAATGGCAAAAGATACTGCAAAGGCTGAGCTTGAAAATGACATGGAGAAAGTCACTGAGAATATGAGCAAGTTCAAAGATGCTTCTATCAAAGCAGCTGAATCTGAATGGCTTAAGAGCAGACCTCCAGTAAATGCTGGACAGGGCGAAGGAGAAGAGACTGATTTATTCCTAAAAGGTTTTAACAGTTAATCTTCCATGCAATAACCGGACGCAAAAAAGAACGCGTTCGCTAATTACAAAAAGTTAGTAAAAGGAGAGATTTAAAATGGCAATTAATTACGCTGAGAAATATTCACCACAGGTGGATGAAAGATTTAAACTTGGATCACTGACAACAGCACTTGTAAACCACGCCTATGATTGGCTCGGTGTTGCTACTGTAAAGGTATATTCCGTACCAACAGCAGAAATGAACGACTACACTCTGACAGGTTCTAACCGTTATGGTACACCGGCAGAGCTTAACAATGAAGTACAGGAAATGACACTTGCGAAAGATCGTTCTTTCACATTCACAATCGATAAGAAGAGTGAAGATGACACAATGGGAGTTATGGCAGCTGGCGCAGCTCTTGCCCGTCAGATTGATGAGGTTATCATTCCAGAGATTGATACATACCGTATCTCTAAACTGGTAGCAGGTGCCCCAACAGCAAATGTTATTAAGGATATTGCAGTAACAAAAGCAAACGCTTATGAGAAATTCCTTGCAGTACAGGAGATTCTTGACAACAAGAAAGTTCCTACTGGTGGAAGAATCTGTATGTGTACACCAGGTTACTACAACATGCTGAAACTGGATGAGGCGTTTACTAAAAAAGGTGATATGGCAACAAAAATCGCAATCAACGGACTTGTTGGTGAGGTTGACGGTGTTTATATCATCAAAGCTCCGAAGTCTTACTTCCCGGAGAACGTAAACTTCCTTATCACAAACCCAATTGTTATGCCAGCACCGATTAAGCTGACAGAGTACAAGATTCATGATGATGCTCCTGGTATCTCTGGACATCTTGTAGAGGGACGTATCCGTTACGATGCATTCGTGCTCGACCAGAAGAAAGATGCTATCGGTGTATGTCAGAACCCGGCAGGCTAGGAGTGATGAATAATGATTACATTTGAAAGAGATGGAGTCAGAATGAATGTGGAGTCTGAGATTCAGGCTTCCGCGTTCGCGCTGAGTGGCTGGAAACGAGTTGAAGTTGCAGAAAAGACTGAATCGGTTGAATTAAAGCCGAAAACAACAAGAACAGCTAAGAAATAAGGTGATCGCATGGATAAGTTGATAAATGAAATATTTAAGGACCTTTCAATAGAATTAGATATTCCGGGCAAGGAGGGTTCCATGCTTTTATCAAAAGTAAGGAGTGCCTACAGAGAAGTAAAAAGCGCTCGAAGTTATCCAATGGATTACGAAGATGATTTTATTTGTAGTGATATGGAGAGATATTATAGTAATATAAAGAATCTCGCATTATATGACTACAATCAGATTGGTGCTGAGGGTCAAAGCGCTCATGGTGAAAACGGTACAAGTCGTACATGGGTTGACAGAAATAAGTATCTTGAAGGAGTTGTTGCTATATGCACACTGGTTTAAGAGAGGTCAGGTGATCCAATTATCTCCCGTTCACTGGGTTAAGTGGAAAGAAGATTGTGCGTGAACATTTTGCCAGTGTCGGCAATATGTTTGCAGGGGTACGCATTAATGGTGGAGGGTGGCGTATAAATGAGAGACTGTAAGAAAAATTCACGGAAATTATGGTATTCCAATTTACTTGGAAATGAGCCGGTTCTTGACGAAAATGGAGATGAAACGGGTGATACAAAGCCTGTTTATGGCATTCCAATTCCGTTTATGGCAAGTTTAAGTCCAGGAAAGGGAAATGCTTATGCTGATGTGTTTGGAACGAATTTGGACTATACACGTTCGATTTCCACAACTCAGAAACTTCCCATCACGGAAGAATCATTGATTTGGTGTGGCTCAATGCCGATTATCAACTCAGATAATTCATTTGATTGGAAAACAGCCGATTACACGGTTGCCGGTATTGCAGATGGACTAAATCAATTGGTAGTTGCCTTGAAAGCGAGGAAGAAAAATGCCTAAATACACAACGAACCTATCTGCCGGAGGATTTCGACAGTTGGCTAATGATATTCTCAAGTATCGGCTGGAATTACAGAAAAAATGTGATGAATTTACGCGTCAGCTTGCCGAAGAGGGCGTTGCAATTGCAAAAGCAAATATCCTCAGTGAAGATGCTATTTATACCGGAGAATTGCTTAATAGCATGAATATAAAGCCAGGAGACGTTATTGTTAATGGTGCTTCATATCATATCTATACAGCATGTCCGTGGGCGAAATTCGTTGAATTTGGTACAGGAATTGTTGGAAAGGATAATCCTCACCCAGATATTTCAATAGTAGGATGGCGCTATGATGTGAATGAACATGGAGAAAAAGGATGGTTCTATTTCAAGAATGGCAAATGGCATTGGACAAAAGGTATGCCGTCCAGACCATTCATGTACAATACTGCATCAGCTTTAAGGAACATGGAAACGATTACACGTATTGCTAGGAGGGTATTTGGCGAGGATTGATGTATCAAACAGAGTATTTACCAATGTAAAAACGTATATCAATGATGTTTGTAAGAATGTCTCTAGCGGTGAGGATAAATCCAAAGCCAAGTTTCCGGCCGTATCAGTCATTCAGATTGATAATGCAGATTCATCTATTGATTTGGAAAATTCGGAAAATGCCGTAAAATCCGTGATTGAGATTCAGTGCTATTCAAGTGATAGTATTACAGAAGCAAAAAAGATTGCTAATATGTGTTGCGATGCAATGAGAAAAATGGGTTACGTTCGCACATACGGACCACAATCCATTACAAATGCAGCAGACACAAGTCTATATCGAATGGTGGCAAGATTCAATCGAATCGTAACATCAGTCGGTGAAATAGAGAAATTTGAAACAAGGGGAGCTTAAGGCTTCCTATTATTTTGCGCCGGATACCGACAGAGGTATTCGCTAACCGCATTAGTTAGCGGTAGAAAGGATGGTAAACATGTCAGCAGGAATGAGTACAATTAATACCGTACTTAAGGCAGGTACTACAGCCTCAGCATTAACTCAGTTATGCAAAATTAAGAGCTACCCTCAGTTGGGTGGTGAGCCGGAAAGCATTGAGACAACGGATATGGAAGATAAAATGCAGACATTTACTCCAGGCGTTCAGTCTATGAGTGCTATGCAGTTCACAGCGAACTATAACAAAGAGAAATTCGATGAGATCAAAGCAAGTTCTGATAAAGAACAGATTTATGAGCTTGACTTCGGTAAAGACGGAGCAGATGGAAAGTATTGCTGGAAAGGTCAGCACAGCGTATTTATTAACGAGGGCGCTGTAAATGGCTTGAGAGAGATGACTATTTCAATCATGCCATCAACAGAGGTTTACAACAAAGATGCTGCTACACAGTTTGCGTAGACAGGTAATATGATCTTATGGTAGGGGAGCCGTCAATGGTTTCCTTACTTTTTATTTTTAAGAAAAAGGAGATAGCCAATATGGTAAATGTAAAAATTAATGGAAAAACGTACAAAGTCGGAGAAATGAAATTCGGAGACTTCACACACATGGAAGAGCAGGGGTTTTCAATCACAGACGCTTTTGCTAAGAATCAGTACATGTTGATTGCAATGGGATTCACATGCGTTGCAACAGGTCTTGATAGAACTGGCGCAGAAGAGCTGGTTGAACAGCACGTTTTAGGCGGTGGAGATGTAAAGGATATCGTTCGTTCATTCTATGAGGCTGTAGCTGAGTCAGCTTTTTTCCGAAAGGTTCTGGGAGTAGCAGAGCCGAAGAAGAAAGGCACGAAAGCGAAAGCGGAAGCAGACGAGCAGAATGTGGAAGTGGACGAGTAATCCGATTTAGTAGTTGCACGCAATTCATTTACGATTATTGGCTTCCAATGGCTGCTTATTGCGGTATCGGGTATTCGGAATTTTTGAAGATGTCTCCAAAAGCTCTTCTCGTATACCGTGATGAAAAAGAAGAGCAGAAAAAGAAGCAATTGCAAATGGCTGATTTTACGTCTTGGATGACTGGTGCATATGTATTAAGAGCCATTGGACAAGTAGTGAATAAAAACAATTCATATCCGGAAAAGCACATATTCTTTAAGGATAATATTGTTGACAATCGGAGTGAAGAGGAAATAATTGCTGAGAATACAGAAATAGCATCGATTGAATTCGGTGCTTGGGCGAAAGCGTTTAATAATCAGAGAGGCAGGTGATATCAAGGGCAGAGAATGAAGTAGATAGCTTGGAAATAGTTGTTGAAACCGAAGCAAATAAGGCTAGTCGTACATTGACTTCTGTTGAGAAAAAGGCACTTAAAGTGGCTGATGCCCTTGATAAATGTGCTAAATCTGCACATGGACTTGATTTTACTGGCGTTGCTGGACTTTCTGAACTGACAAATATCAGCAAAATGTTCCATGAAATTCAGAAAGAGAAAAAGGCTGTTAATAACGGAGAAGTCCGTATACGCACAAACCGTTCTGATTTAAAATATCCAGCAAAAGAGCTGAAAGAGCTTCAGAAGCAGTTCAAGGATTCTAAACTTGATATAGATTTTTCAAAAATGGGTTCCGAGGAACTTCGAAAAGAAATTAAGAAGAACGAAAGTGCTTATAACCGTCTCAAGCAATCAATGTCTGACAAAATTTCACTTGCTGGTACAGACGTACTCGGTGGCGAGAGTTGGTACAAGAACATCATGCAATTGAACCAATATGAAAATGCTGCTGACGATGCTACGGAAGCATTAGGACGATTACTGGAAGCTCAGAAAAAAGCAACGGAAAATTTAAAGATTTACAGGGGCAATGACAATTACGGTGATTTTATTGAGGGCGACGATTATGTTTCTAAGAGAAAGCTTCCAGAATCATTTGTCCCTTATCAAATGCAGTCCCCAGAAGAATCACAAGCTGACGTTGATAAATGGGTTGATGAACATACTTTTGCAAATGTAAAAAAAGGCGCTGATTCTGCATCGAAATCAGTGAATACGTTTGAAGCTCAGATAAAGCGCTTAAAGGCTGAGCTTGATGAATTAGCGTCAAAAGGTCTTGGACAATATGATGCTGAGTATGATAGAAAAGCGCAGGAATTAGCAGAAGTTACTGTCGCTAAAAAGCAGTATGACAAAGAGATGTCTAATAATGCTAAGGCTAACCTCGGATTAAATCCAGAACCAGCCAAAGAAGCGATTAATACTCTCGAGTATAAAATCAAAGACCTTAAACAGCAATTGGCAACTCTTGGTGAGCAAGGACTTAGACAGGGAAATCCTGAGTACGACAGAATCGCTTATGAGTTACAGAAAACTATTGCTGTCAAAAAGCAGTATGACACTGCAATGAAGAATCGTGCTAAAGCTGATCTCGGAGAAGAAGAAGCTAGAAGAACTGGTAGAAATATCAGAGATGCGAAAAGAGAGTTAAACCTATTCAAACGCGCTTTGAACGGTATTAAAGGCTCTGCTAAAAATATCAATGATATTAAGAAACAATTTGATGATGTCACAAAAGCTATGCGGAATGCAAAGAAAATGGCTTCTAGCGCATTGCATCCGATAAAGTCATTAAAATCTGCTTTATCTGAGAATGGTGGAAACAACCACGGGATGTCATTAGGACGAATGATTGGCTCTTCCATTATGTTTTCCTCTGTATTTGGAATGATTAGTCAAATCAAGAATGCGATTAAAGAGGGGTCAGATAACCTGGCTCAATACAGCTTTGAATACAACAAGAGCATTTCGAGCATGGTTTCGTCTTTACTTTATCTGAAGAATGCCTGGGCTGTCGCGTTTGCTCCTATTGCAAATGTAGTGGCTCCTTATGTATCAGCGTTTATTGATATGCTGGCCGGAGCAATAAATAAGGTCGGACAGTTTATGGCTGCATTAACCGGAAAAGGATTTGTTGTACAGGCTAAAAAGGCTTGGAAAGATTACGCTTCCGGATTAGATACAGCGACAAAGAGTGCTGGAAATACAGGCAAGGCAGTTAAGGACACTGCAAAAGCAGTTAAGGATTTAGCCAACTATACACTTGGAATTGATGAGCTGAATGTTATTCAGCCAAACACAGATAATGGTTCGGGAAGTGGAAATGGTGGATCCGGTGGAACTGGAGGTAGTGGCTCTAACAATGAACCAGCAATTTCAGACATGTTTGAAACGATTGAAGTTCCAAATTCCATGAAAGACCTTGCGAAAATGTTTGAAGATTCTGTAGCTAAATCTGATTTTACTAAAATCGGAAGAATGCTGAACATGAAATTATGTGACGCATTAGAATCAATTGACTGGCATTCTGTTTACAATAAAGCTGAAAATTTTGGTAAAGATTTAGCCACATTCCTTAATGGTTTGATTTCGCCGAGATTGTTTTATGATTTAGGCGCTACGCTTGCAAATTCAATCAATACTGCGTTTCATTTCGCAAATGCATTCGCAGTTAATTTTGATTGGATGAATTTGGGTGCATCCTTGGCATCTAGCCTGAAAGGATTTTTTAAGAACTGGGATGCTAAATTGACGGGTGAAACATTAAGTAATTTTGCAAAAGGTATCCTTAAGGCAATGACAGCTGCAATTAAAAAACTTCAAAAAGATGAAACATTCAAGGATATCGGACAGAAGCTTGCTGATTTCATATGTGGTATTGATTGGGTTGGATTAGCTTGGGATTTATCAAAATTTGTTAAAGCACTTGCTGAGGCAGCTACGGATTTTCCGAAAGATTTTGCACTTGGAATAGCACAGGGAATTGTTGATAAGATTTGTGGCGTTGATAATGTTAATATTTCAGAAATTAAATGGATTTCCGATATTACTGATTCCGCATTCAAGTTTTTGGCTAACGCAAATCCACTTATGGCTTTTACCAATATTATTGATGGGGCAATAAGTCAATTTGCGAGGTTCCGTGATTTTGGAATTTTTGTAGGTGACGAGTTAGTGAGCGTATGGCAAACGATTCAAAACGCATGGTCAGCTGCAAAGAGCTTTTTTGCAGATTGCATAAGTGGAATAGAAACAGCAGTTGTTGAATTTCCAACATGGATACAAGGAAAATTCACATTGGCAAAAGATCTAGCTCAAACTGCATGGAAGTTCGTGGGCTCTTGGTTCTCTGATAGATATTCAGAAATTAAAAAAGTATTTTCCGGGGTTCCTGAGTTTTTCCGAAGCGGTTTTCAAAAAGCTTATGACTCAGTAAAAAGCATTTGGAGCGGACTTGGACAATTCTTCAAAGGGATTGCTGAGAACGCATTTAAGCCTATTAAGTCATTGGTAAACGGCGTAATCAAGGGCGTTAACTGGGTGCTTAATAAAGTTGGTTCTACTGGAAATTTAAGCGAGTGGGCAGGAGTTCACTTTGCTAATGGTACAGATGGACTTGCGAAGAATACATTAGGTATCGTCAACGATCAGCCGGGTTCTGTTTACAAAGAACTGATTGTGCCTCCAACTGGAAGAGCATTTATCCCTGAGGGTAGAAATGTAATGCTACCATTGCAAAAGGGAACCAAGATTATGCCGGCAGAGCAGACAAAAGCATTAATGGGTAATAAGCCACATTTTGCAAGGGGAATTGGTGATTTCTTTGGAGACGCTTGGAGCGCAGTTAAGAAATTCACTGGAAATGTCATGGATTACATTCAAGACCCTGAATCAATTGTAAAGATTGCGATTGATAAATTCACCGATGTTTCCGGCATGCTTGAGCCTTGGACAAGAATTGGCAAAGGAATGATTGATAAGACGTTCGATGCGATTTTGAGCAAAATCAAAGGCGTATTCAGTGTCCTAATTCCAAAGGTTGATTACAAGGCAAGCGCTGGTGTAGAACAGTGGCGAGAGCTGGCAAAGAAAGCTCTTGAGCTTACAAATCAGTTCAGTGAATCAAATTTGAATGCATTGCTCACTCAGATGCAACATGAGTCTGGTGGAAATCCGAATGCGATTAATAACTGGGATATCAATGCGAAGCGTGGAACTCCATCAAAAGGACTGATGCAGGTCATTGACCCAACATTCCATGCGAATGCGATGGCTGGATACAATACCAATATCTACGACCCGTTATCAAATATGATTGCAGCAATAAATTACACGGTAAAGAGATATGGAAGCTTGTACAACGGCTGGACAGCTAGGGGATACAAGGGATACGAAAATGGTGGCATTCCGAAGAGTGGTGAAATATATGTAGCCAATGAAAACGGATTCGGTTCTGAGTACATTGGAAACATCGGAAATCAGCATGTGGTAGCCAATAATAATCAGATTATTTCTGGAATCAGTGCTGGTGTTGAACATGCAAACGATGAAACAAATATGCTTCTGAGAGAAGTGATTGAGAATCAGAAAGCGCTTCTCAAGAAAGAAGTCAGCGTAAATATGGATAGTAAACGAGTAGACAAACAGATTTCAAGAGCACATAGCAATACGGGCTTTTCTTTTAGTCCAGCTTAGGAGGTGTAGGAAAGGGCAGCAAGACATATATCCAATTTTATAAGGGTGAATGGAAAGCCTTTTCCAGCGCCGAAACGCTATCCCAACATGATAGTAACAACGGCTGTTGATGCTGCTAGGAATGCGAACAACAAGGTTGTGGGACAGAAGATTGGCAGAGACAATTATAAAATCAACAACCTTGAATGGCCGTATCTTGATGCCGAAACATGGTCAAGTATGCTACAGGAATTTGATAAGCATTTCTTTTCCAGCGTGCAATTTTGGGATATGGTAAACAACTGTTGGAGAACACTCACGATGTATCCAGGTGATAGGTCGGCAGACGTGTTCAAATACGATAAAAACGGTATTCCGATTGCATACATTAATTGCAAAGTCAATATTATTGATTCGGGGTGGTAGACATGTATCAGACATCTCAAGAGTATAAAGATTCCATGAAGCGTCCAATCCGTGAACGGTCTTTCATGAAAGTGCAACTTGGATTGATTAATCAAGAAGCACAGCAATCTGCATCATTGGAAAATACGGATTATAACGGTTTCTCAGACCCGAGTACATTATTCAATCAGCATACAGTCAAACGATATGCAACTTATGAACAGAATATGTTTCGAGCAGACGGCACCATGTATTTCCTGCCAAAAGATAACGCTTCCTACTGGAAAGATGGATACACATGTACGAGCTTATTCAACAATGAATTGCATATAAAGTTCGTATTTGGATATGGAAAATCCGATATTAAAGGATTGACTATTCAATTTGGCGAGAATTATCCAACTAAGTTTTCTGTAATGACTGATGACGGAACATCGGTTGAATTTGAAAATAATGCTCAGGTATTTAAAACAGACACTGTATTCAGCAATACGGCGTCTATCGAATTGGTTGTTACAGAAATGAGCATCCCAAATAATCGCGTCAGAATTGATTATATTCAGTTCGGACTTGGACTTGAATATGACGATGAATGGATTTTAGAAGCAAATAGCAAGACAAGCTTATCTGCAATCAATGATGATTTACCGGAATCAGAGTTTAGCATAACGCTTAATAATGATGAACAGATATTCAACGTAGATAATCCGGCATCCGAGATCAACTTCTTGGAAAGCGGACAGCGAATGAACGTTGTAATGGGTTATATGCTGGATAATGGCAAAATGGAATGGTTGCAGATGCACTCTCTCTATGTGTACGAATGGAGCGCATCAGATGAAAAAGCAACGATTAAGGCTGTCGATGTACTAAAATTCCTCAGTGATGATTACTACAAAGGGCAGTATTACGAAACTGGAATTACCTTGTATGATTTAGCGGTTCTTGTACTGGAAGATGCAGGAGTCGCACAGGAAGATTATTATTTGGACACATATTTGAAAAAAATTACTGTTTACAATCCACTTCCGAATGTCCGACACAAAGAGGCATTACAGATTATTGCAAATGCCGGAAGATGCGTACTCGACTACGACCGATACGGACGCATTCGTATTCATTCGTTATTCCGGCCGGAGTGTGAGACGACTTCCAATGGAACAACGGATTATTCCGATGTGTCGAGTATTGATACTCAGACAGCAAAAACAGATTTTGCGACATATGAAAATAACCGGTGGCTTGCTGACGGGAAAATGGTATTTCTTCCAAAGTCCGGTATACAAAATGCTGGATATGTTAGTTTGGCCGTGAGTGACGAGAATGGATTATTTGCTAAAAACCCAATCATCACACGAACGCTAGAAGCGAAGTATAAAGCATACGGAATCTATATTGAGTTTGGAAAAAATCTTCCGAAGAAATTCGTGATACGGACCTACTCAGATAATGTACTGCATGATACGGTCACAATTCAGTCTGGAATCGCTGAGAACTTTGAGATTCAATACGATTTTGCTGAGTATGACAAAATCGAGATTGAGTTTGTGGAAACAGAGCCACATAACCGTATTCATGTGAATTATATTTCGCTTGGTTCTGAGACAGCGTATAAGCTTGAATATGATGATTTATACTACACGCCGGTCGGAACACAGCTTGACAAAATCAAGAATGTTAAGGTTGCAAGATACCTTTATTCAAAATCAAATGTGGAAGATGACCTTACGTCAGAAACACTCGTGTACGATGGTAATAACGCCATCTACTACATGACAGATGCTTGTTATGGCTACAGGGCAATCATTGAAGAAGCTAAGAGTGGACAATCCATAGAAATCAAATCTTCTGGCGCATACTACGTTGAACTTGCAATCTCCGGTGTATCGGTAGGTGAAGAAATTAAGATAGCTGTGAAAGGCTATAAATACAACGTATCTACTGCATATACAGTTCAGACGATAAATAACCGTGGAACGGATAAAGAATGGCAGAATCCATTAATATCCAATGCTGAACACGGTAAGCTTGTAACAGCGTGGCTGGCTGATTACTTTGCGTCTGGAATCCAATACGAGCTTGATTACCGTGGAGAGCCAGCAATTGATTGTGGTGACACGATTGGACAGGAAAATAAGTATGACCCTGATTTGAAAACAATCGTTGAGGAATCGCAGATTACATTCAATGCCGGATTACTTGGTGGTGGATTAATTACAAGGAGGAAAGAGTGTGTGGCAAGAACCTAAAACTGATTGGACTGTAAATGATTATTTCAATTACACAGATTACAATCGAATCAAAAACAACATAGCTTACCTCCGGGAACAGGCGCTTAAGCTGTATATCAATTTCCCGTTCACTGAAATGGGTTCAGACAAAGAGGGGTATTCAGATTTCCCATATGCAGAAGAATTTAATGATATGGAAGATAATCTTGAATCTCTCAAGAATAACACTTATGCATTTTACGATGGCGAGCATAAAAATTGGCATGCAAATAGCAGAACCCCGACTTTTGAGGATTTCAACCGTTTAGAAAGCGCATGTTTGAAGCTATATAACGGCTTTAGTCGGCAAGAAGCTATGAAGCATAGATTAAGTTTCAGATTGGGGCAGATGTCCTGTATTAGAATATAAGGAGGAGTAGAAATGGCGACATATAAACCATTAAGCACAGATTTTAAAGACGATATTCTGGCGAGCCAAAATAGCAAGCGAAAGTACACGCAGGTGAATAACTCTGACGGTACTGTATCTTTCCAGGATTCAACAGCGTATAGCCAAGTCGGAAGTTCATACGGAGCAAAAGAGGTTAATGAAGAGCGTGAAGCAATCAACAATATCTACGCGAATAAATTGGTTTCCTTAGATGAAATCGACCTCGTGACAGAGGAAGGATACTTTGTTGACGCAAAGGCAGTTAAAGAACTAAATAGCAAATTAAAAATATTGAAAACAGAATATATTGCTGTGAATTCATTCGAGTCTTCAAGTACCTTATATTCGGATATTGATTTTGGAAAAGAATGTGCTGGGTGCTATACTGTAGGAACAATACTTGCCGTTAATCAAACACCGTGGACATCTTCTAACTGGGCAATGTTTAGAGGTTGTAAATTGGACGAAAACGGCAGAGGAAGAATATATTGCGTCGGTTCTAGTTTTGTAAACGGTCATGGACTTGGATGTTTTGTAATGGCTGCGAAATAGATCTGCTCTAAAATGTTTTACTGCAAACTATAAAATAATAAAAGATGCAGATGCTACATGCGCGCTAACATATCCGCTTCCTTGCATCCATACGGTAAATTTTCCATTTTTTACTACTTCCGCAGAAACAAGCCCATTAGCCGTTCCTGCAACATAGTCTAACGACACAATAGGAAATTTTCCGTTATACTCGCTCCCTACGTCTATTTCACCTGTAAGCCAATTTGAATCGTAATAATGCAAGACAATCGTTCCAAATATAATAGTATGTAATTTGCTATTTAGTTAAGGAAAATAGGTGCATGACACCAATAAAAAATAAGAAAGGAGAGCCTTCCTTACGATAAATACAATTCACACTCATATGTCATGCGCTTATTATATAGAAACCTGTCAACCAGAGCCGAAAGGCTCTTTTTGCATTGTGCGACATCGCACAGAAAGGAGGAAAAAATGAAGATTACATTTAACGATGCGACGGAACTGACAATACAGTCGGCATCGATCCGTGCATATGGAAGCCTTCTAATTAAGACCATCTCTGCAACGGAAGAGGAACTTCGAACCATGTTCCAGGATAAGTTCAAGACTCAAAAGATGATCGTGACAGAACGAGAGTCCACCATTGCAGAATACGAGAATTACACGGACTTAAATGCCATAGTAAAATACACGGCTGGAATCCTGGGCGTAGTGATGTATCGGGAAAAAGAATCACCAATGGATCGTATTGATGCGCTGGAAGAGCATGTGGACAATCTTACAGAAGCCAATAAAAGCCGTGAGGCTGAAAATGCAGAGCTTATCGCTACCGTGGACAGTATTCTCACAGATGTATTGCCGGAACTGCTCGGTGATGGCACAGAAGAAACTAATACAGAAAATACGGATACAAAATAAGAAAGGAAAAGAAAGGATGAATGATATGACAACATTTATTGCAAGAAGAATTATGGAAGAGGCAGACAAAAGCACAGAGGCAGGACAGAAGAAATACCGTGCATATTTTAGGACAAGATTGTACAAAAAATGGAAAGACGAAGTGGACACAATCCTAAAAACCGATGGTTACGATGAGGTCATCGTAGAAAATTAAGGAGCGTCGCGATGGACAATATTATTGATTGCAGGTTGGATTCCACCTGCAAGGAGATATACACGGGCATCTGGCAGCATGATTATGGTCAGATACTCAGGATCACAGGTGTAGATCTGCCGAAAGCTGTAGAAGTTCAGTTCTCATTGAGGAACAAAGGCGGAGATACGCTTACAAGAATCGGCACTACAGTAGATGGTGTGACAGAGGTTAAAGTTCCAGACAGCTTCTTGAAAAATGAAAACTGTACGCAAAATTATCTAATCTACGCTTGGATATATGTGACCGACGATACATCCGGTAATACAGAGTATCAAATTATTATGCATGTGAAAACGAGACCCAAACCAGAAGAGCCAACCGAAGAACCTCTTCCGGAGCCGAATATATTTCACGAAACTGTTGAAGCTGTTAATGACGCAGCTGATCGGGCGGAGCAAGCACTTGGAGATGTAGAAGAAATCCGAGACAACCTAAATCTTGATCTCTCTGAAAAGATAACCAGACCAGATATAGCAAAAGTTGGACAGGTTCTGGCTGTCAAAGAAATTGATGAAAGTGGAAAACCTACCGTATTCGAAGCAGAAGATGTCAAAGTACCAACGAAGACTTCTGAATTAGAGAATGACAGCGGATTCCTTACGGAGCATCAGGATATCAGCGGAAAACTGGACAAGGAGAAACTTCCGGAGGCGATAGATGATGCACTGGCACAGGCGAAAGAAAGCGGAGAATTCGACGGAAAGGACGGAGCGCCGGGTGAGAAGGGAGATCCAGGACCCAAAGGGGATCCGGGCGAAACGACCTATATTGAGAATCCCTATGATGATACAAAATTAAAAATTGAAGTGGGTAAGAAATTAACTTCCCCTACAACAGCTAAAGTAGGGGATATTTTATGTGTAAAATCAATAAATACTGATGGAACATTAGAATTAGAAGCTATAGAAAACACACCAAACTATTTTTCGTTAAATAACGGAGTATTAAATATAAATTATTATGAGTGGGTTAAATAATGCTAGAACAGATAAGTAAACCTATTTTTCTTGATGAAACAGGTCAAAGGATCGCAAACAGTCTAGAGAAGCTTATAGAAAAAACAGGCACTCATAAGTTTACAATTGTTGCTACGTCAGATGACAATGTTGATATTGTAAATCAAACTATTGAAATATACAATGCTAATACGAATACTCTTTTTTCAACAGTTGTATATAATTCTCCTACTGCTATTACTTTAAATGTACCGGATGGTTTTTCATATTTAATCAAACCAAAAAGTACATTAGAAAAACATTACTGTACAGATCGACCTTCTGGTATGGTTACAGAAGATACAACTATTACTATCACATATAAATCATTGGGTAGTCTTTCTACTTTTATGGACTTACAAGGAATTCTTGATTCTGGAATGGGTAAATACGTAGAACTTGGAACCGAGGTAAGCTTCACGCACGAAACATATGGTGATCAGATTTTTGAGGTTGTGAATTATGATTCAGAAAATGATATTTTTACACTTTTGAATAAAAATACAATATCAACAGACAATTTCGAGATTGATGCTAGTGAAGCATTATTAAAAGCAACAGAGGTTATGAACCCAGGGAATTATACATTTAAAGTAAATACAACAAGCTATTATTTTACTTTAACACAAGCATTGCCTGTTGGTGGACAATTAAAAGCTACATCTGAAGAATTCTTTACATATGAAAGTCCATATGAAAGTTCATATTTAGAAAAAGGAACAGTGTCTACTGATGTACTTGACAGTGCAATTGATTTAGGTACAACTGGAAAAGGCGTATTAAATCATTGGGATAGAGTCCAATATGGCTCAAATGATTACGGAGAATCTGCTATAGATCAGTGGCTTAATGGAACAGGAACAGATTGGTGGACTGCAAAAACCATGTTTGATAGACCACCATCATATAAAAATAAGAAAGGATTTTTGAGTGGCGTTCCACAAGAAGTATTAAATGTTATTGCTAATACTGAAGTGAAATGTGGATCTCAAAATGTTTATTGTGCACCTGATTCTAACCATTCTATTAATTCTAAATATACTTTGAACCGAAAATTTTATCTAGCTTCTGAGATGGAAATATTCGGTACTACGATTGTAGATGATGGTTCAAAACAATTTCAACTGTACATTGATGCTACAAACGCTGATCGGATTAAATACTATAATTCTAGTGCCCGGCATTGGTGGCTTCGTTCTCCTAACTCGTCTGCTAGCATTGAGCGTCTCGTGCATTCGAGCGGTGTCGTCACGACCACCCATGCCTCTTATGGTTACGGCGCGGTGGCTGCCTGTCAAATCACTAAATCCTCCAGTTAATGTGAGCGCAAGCGAGCATTAACAATCGGGAGCGTTAGCGACCATAAGGAGGATTAAGTGTCAGTACGTAAGAATGATCAAACTATAGGAAAATTAAAGGTCTTGGGTTTGTCGTCTAAATTGGCTCATCATTCTGTAGAACTATGTAATAATTCAAATGTATTTCCTAAAAGCACTAGATTTACATTAACAAATAAAATCATAGATACTTCAATTGATATTATGTGTCATATTAGCACAGCCAATTCTTTAAAACTTGAAGAATGTTATGAATTAAGAAGAAAATATCAATCATTAGCAAAAGCAAATTTAGGCAAATTGCTAACACTTATAAATTTTTCATATGATGTTTTAAATAATTTAAGCGGAGAGAAAGTTGAATATTGGACGAAACTTGTTGTAGAAACTCAAAAGACTTTAGAAAATTGGATGAAATCTGACGAGAAAAGATTAGAAAAATTTAAGAAAGATAAAAATAAATAATAATAAGGGATATTAACTATTTTGTGTGCCCGGAATTGGTGGCTTCGTTCTCCTAACTCGAATGCTAACAATGAGCGTAACGTGAATTCGAGCGGTGTCGTCACGAACAACAATGCCTACAATGGTAACGGCGCGGTGGCTGACTGTGTGATACGTCAGACCGAGTAACGGAAGTGAAAGCAGTACATCACACTCAGGGAGTTAATGTCCCAGCTCTAATGAGTGAATTACGTCTCTGACGGAACCATGTTTTTAACATGATGTTTCCTATAAGCAGAGGCATGTGCAAAAATAAATGATAGAACATGATTATTTTGATGAAGCAATTAGCTTCGATAATTTATATAAAGGACTAAAAAGAGCGTGTAAAAATGTAAGATGGAAAGATTCAGTTATTGGTTATGAATTTAATGGTTTAAAGAACACGCTCTCGCTCAGACAAGATTTGTTGGAAGACAAATATAAAATACAACCATATCAGCATTTTATAATTTACGAACCAAAAAGAAGAGAAATTGTTGCTACTCGCATTAGAGATAGACAATTCCAATCTGCTCTATGTTATGCAGGTTTGTATGATGATATATGTGAACATTTTATTCGAGATAACTGTGCCTGTCAAATAGGTAAAGGAACAGATGATGCAATAAATCGTTTAAAATTGCATATGTCTAGATTTTATAACAAACATGGTATTGAAGGATATGTATTAAAATGTGATATTAAGCATTTCTTCCAATCAATAGATCATGGAATTGCAAAGAAATGTATAAAAAAATATGTTTCAGATAAACGTGCAAGACGTGAAGTATTTAAGATAATAGATAGTTATGATACAGGAATTGGTTTGGGAAGTGAAATAAGTCAATTAATCGCTTTATCTGTATTAAATGAGATGGATCATATGATAAAAGAAAAATTACATATTAAATACTATGTAAGATATATGGATGATTTTATATTAATACATGAAAATAAAGAGTATTTAAGATATTGTTTATTAGAAATAAGAAAATATCTTGAAACTATCGAATTGGAACTTAATTCCAAAACAACAATGCATCCGTTAAAGCAAGGAGTTAAATTTTTGCAATGGAAATTTATATTCTCTGATTCTGGGAAATTATTAATGTTAATGGACAGAAAGAAAATAACCAAAGAAAAGGAAAGGTTGCGTAAATTACTAGTTAAAGAATATAGTGGCGAATTTTCTGAAGGAACATCTAGACAAAGTTTAGATTGTTGGCTGGCAAATGCGAAACGTGGTAATACATATAGAATCCAACATGATATGCTTAATTATTATTATGAAAAGGAGCGAGAATATGAACGAGAAATATCACAAGAAAAAGTTGCGTGAAATGACTGAAGCTAATATTGAAGTATTAATAAATGAAAATGCACAGCTTAAACAGAAAAATGAAGATTTAACAACTACCACAGATGACATTGTACTGATGTTAGCAGACATTATAGGAGGAGAAGAATAATGAAGACATTAAGTGGAATCAAATTAAAAATTATGGTAAGAGCATTCCGTATCAGAATTAAGAACGGAGAAGTTTTTGAAGACATCGCAGCAGATTACCCAGCGCTTACAACTGATGATCTGGAAGCAATCAGAGAAGCGCTAAATACTAATTAATGAGAGGTGATCATATGGAAATACGTGCAAGACCGGGAGGTCTTATTTTTATACCATAAAATAAGGAAAGGACGCACATGATCAAGTTTTTATCGGAAAATTGGGCATTATTATCGTTCGTAGTGTCAGCTATCGCATACATATATTATCAGGTGATTGCTATGCGAAAAGGAATACGAGCTTTGCTTAGAGCGGATTTGATACGCCTCTATAACAAGTACCACGACGATTATGGATATTGTCCGTTGTATGTAAAACAGTCACTGGAAGACGAATATAAACAATATCATACATTAAAGGGGAATGGTGTAGGCACGCAAATATATCATGCGCTTATGGAATTGCCTACAGAGCCACCCCATGAAGGAGAGGATTAATGATGTTTAAAAATTGTGTATTTAAAGTATCTGTAGATACAAAGAAGTGGGCTAAGAAAGCTGCAGTCAGAGCAATCAAAACTGTAGCACAGACTGCAGTCGCTACGATTGGAACTGCAACAGCACTCGGTCAGGTCGATGCGAAGCTTGTAGTCTCAGCATCAGTTCTGGCAGGAATCTTATCCTTGCTGACAAGTGTAGCAGGATTACCGGAGTGTAGTGATTCAGAGGGCGAGTAATCGTCCTCTTATTAATCGGAGGGAAATATTATGGCAGTAAGAATCGGCTCAGCGAGAATTAATGAAAAGGGCAACACCACCGGAGGAAAAGCCGGAGATCAGACCGGTGGAGAAGTGTCTATACAGAATTACTATCTGCACAGAAAAGGTTGGTACGTAGCAAGACCGAAAGACCCAACTGTAGCAGAGAAGATTGCACAGGCAATGGAAGCAGCGTGCAACAATAATCACATCGGTTATTGCCAGGCACACAGAGACAGCCTTAGAAAGATTGCGGTTAAGTATAACTATAATCTCAGCAAGGTCAATGTTGATGTGGAGGTAGATTGCTCTGCACTGGTCAGAGTATGTTGCTTATATGCCGGAATACAGGTTGGAGATTTCAACACAGCGTCAGAGCTGGAAACCTTGCGAAAGACAGGAGTGTTCGAAATCCTGAAAGATGATAAGCGCTGCAAGGAAAGTACATATCTGAAACGAGGGGATATTCTTGTTACACGCACAAAGGGACATACAGTTGTAGTCCTGGACAATGGATCTGGAGTGACTTCCGCTTCAAAGAGTACCAGAGCTTATGTCGTCGGACAAGTCTATACAACACAGGTGGACGACCTGAGCGTCCGAACTGGTCCGGGGACAGGCTATGCGACCAAGTCACGTAAGCAACTGACAGTCAATGCCAGAGAACATGCTTACAGCAACGGCACGCTTAAAAAAGGCACGCGTGTAACCTGTAAGGGAGTAAAAAGAATTGGCGATGATGTTTGGATTCGTACACCGAGTGGTTGGATTGCAGCATACTATTCCGGTAAAAAGTATGTAGGGTAGCGGTGTAAAAGTTTTGCACTAACTATATGACTCCAAATCCTGTGACCAGGTTGAGATTAATACCTTCTTTTTCAAAATAACCTTTTTCAATAGCAACATACATAGGTGCATAAAAGATAGAATGAGCTACTTCATTAAGTGTTACTGGCGTAAGTTTTTCTTCTTTGTTTGTTTTATCAGTGTTTATAATGGCTGAAGCATGTTTTGTCTCTTTTGTCTGGGAACAGCCAAAGAGAGCTGTCATCGACAATGCAAGAAGTAAAAGAAGTACAGAAATACGTTTTATCAT